GAATCAGTGAGGGAAGACGGCTGCTGGCCTCTTTCTTGACGAACGCCTCATAGTCCAATACTGGTTTTAAGGTGGGCTTACTAGCAGCGAGCGTAAAAATAGTTGCAATGCTATTCCCTTTGATTCTGTAAACAGCGCCAGGTCTTAGTCCACCTCGCTGCTTGCCACCTCTTGGGATGAACACAAAACTTTCACCCGCAGAAGGTTGAGCCTTCCTAATAAAACTCCTCTCTAAGCCACTAATTACCTTGCTTGAGTAAGAACCCTTGATATCCATTCTTGGCGTTAATGCCCCAAGGGCCTTGAGATTGCCATACGCTGGAATTGGATAGCTTCCTGTAAGACCTTGAATCGCTTTTGTTAAAGCAGTTTCTGTGGGCTTGCCGCCGTAAAACGCAGAATACAAATACTGCTTAGGAGATAAACCGGCTCTGCCGGTGTTTTTAAAAGACAGGGTCAATGTCATCCCTTGCGTGTCATGCAAGAGTGAGTTCAGTGTGAATGGCACAGGCGAACCCATTTCGTCTGGGGCCGTGAACTTATCGAGCATCTCAGCAGGCAAAAGCTGAGTCTTCATCAGATGCCCAAAACGCTTCAACGCTTGATTCGCCGCAAAAGGAATCTGAGTCTTCTGAATAATATCCAACCTGCCAATTAGTTTTTCTACGTCAAAGTCAATGCCGCTGCCATTGGCCATAACCGATAGTCCGCAGGTCCCTTAACCGCACCGTAGCGGGTCTCGCCTGGGTGAGACCAAAAGACCGCAAACGTCCGACCCGTCCAACCGTCCAACCTTTTTCCGCACACTTTCCCGTACGCCCCTTCAGGTCCCCCCTATACCCCCCTCTACTTACTTCTACCTTTTATAAGAAAGTAGGTTAGACGGTTAGACATCCCTTGGGCTAACGGCGATTTCGAGCAAAAACAGGTTGGACGTAGGTTGGACGTAGGTTGGACGACCTTGTGACAGTCACAAAATCGCACATCAACTATGTCCGACCTGAGTCCGACCATGTCCGACCTGCGTCCGACCTAAGCAGCGTCTCGAACGTAGACTTGCTTGCGACAACCGTTGATGCATTTCTTCGGCCCTTTGCTGTATCCGAGCGATTTCAGCACGTTTCCCACAGCGGTCTGATCGCCCCGTGTCTGCCGCTCAAGAGGCTTGGCGATGGCCTCGCTAAGCAACAACTCAACAGTTACATCTTTGAGGCGATTTTGTGGCATTGCCAGCCAACTTTCGACTGGGCCTTTCCAAGGATGTCCCATCGTGTATTTACTGTTTTCAAGATTCACCTGCTGTTCGTCTTCAATCGAGAGTGCATATGGCTCATTGTTTTGGAATGCGTGGACAGCAGCTGCCCAGATCGCGTCGACTTCTTTCATCAACATGTCGACGTTGATGGGTTCCGCGTGCGAGACGCCAACAGGAATGACCCAGAAGCGTCGGTTGCCGGTCTCGTCGACCAAGAACTCATCGCTATTTGTTGATCCGACGATGATTCCACGGCGTGGAAAAACTTCCGCTGTTTTCCCATAAGGGACGCGGAACATGTCGGTGGACTGTGAAAGGAAGGCTTTGATCAATCCGGCTTGACGCTTATTAGTGATGTGATCGAGTTCCGCCCATTCCATGATCCAACTGCGGTGTAAGACCATCAAGTCATCCTTTGATTGGCAATCACGCAGCGCGTCTGAGAAGAAGTGACCGCCCAAAGCTTTCCAAAATGATGACTTGCGAGCGCCCTGCTCCCCCAGGAGCACACAGGCGTAGTCGTGTTTGCAACCAGGCTCAAAGACTCTTGCTACAGCAGCGATCAAAGTGCATTTGAGCATCTTGTCGTAGAGGGTCGGCTCTGATTGGGTCGCGTCTTGGGGCCTGAGGTACGTGCTGGCAAGTCTGTCGATGTAGGTGGGTTCTTCAGTGAGAGAGCAATGTTCCAGGTAGGACTTGACAGGGTCATACGGGTTATCTTTGGCGACCTCAATAACACAGTCCATCGCGACCTCTTTCGAGATCTTGAGCCGCATCTGAGCCAATTTGAGGTAGAAGCGCTCAATCCCCTCAAGGACTTTTTCTTCCTGCTCTATTTGCTGTGTGAAGATGTTGTAGCGAAGCTCCTTCTTGGCAGCCTTGAGCATTTGGATCAGTTGATCCGCCTCAATCTTTTGGAGTTTTTCGCCAGTCGGCTGAAAGTCTCCAGCGTCCAGAGCTTCTGCGACTGCAGTGATGTTGAGTTCTGGCTTTGGGGGCGGGGCTGGTGGCCTCCAGCCGAAGTGCTTTGCCCAGTACCAGAAGGTTCCAGCAGTGACCTTTTCCCCACCCGAGGTAGCGATCTGCTGAAGTCCTTTCCAGGAGGGTGAGTTGGCTTGCATCAGGCTGATGGCCTGATCGCGAGTGGAACCTGCCTCCTCGACCGCTTTGATCAGTCCCCAGAAGAGGTTGCGATAGATGTGATAGGTGCCGGTCCCGGCTTTGCGGGCAGGAACTTTATCGAGCGCTTCGCGAACTTCGTCAAGCGTTCGAGTCTTGTAATCGCTATAGCGCCCAGCCTCGATCATCTTTTCGTGAATGTTTCGAGGGGGCAAAGCCTTCTCGATATCGCGAACTGTGTAGTAGTTGTCTGAGGTGTGGATGATGCTGGTCAATCCACCTGGATTGCCGTCGCCATCGATGTGGAATGTTCCCGGCAGCCGCATGACTCGGGATGGGTTTTTAAGAGAACGATCAGCGTCAGCGAGATCGAGCAGCCTGGTTTGAAGGGATTTCCAATCGTCTACGGAGATTGGCTCAGCAAAAACCCAGTAGTTGTGGATTGACTTGCCGCCAGTGTCTACTTGGAGAGTTGGCTCCGGGAGGCGAAGGCCTTTCCATGCATCAACTTGCCATTCTTTGGGGCGATCGTCCCACTCGCAGAAGACGGCTCTGCATTCAGTAATTTCTGAATCAGTGTCACCGCCGTCGTTGATGACGGCGTAAACACCACGGCCTTCGTTTTGCCACTCTTCAACAGTTGTTCGGTTCGGTTCACCCTTGCGACCAGAGTCTGATGATTTAAATGGATGGCCTGAGGGGTAAAAGGCCCTTAGTCGCAGGTCTCCTTTTTGTTTTTTGAGTACCGAGGTGAATAGTTTGGTCTGAGCAAGGTCAAGCGAAAGAGGAGGCATCGATAAGGTACAAGTCTTTAAAGGGTCGCCTGCAATCAGGCGGAAATAATCTGCAAGGCGTCTTCTGGGGACCTTGCCACACCAGCAAAGCCGCCAGCGGTTTGCACAGTATGCATCCAATTCCGCTGAGGTCCAGTCAGGCGGCCAGTTGGAGTTTTGACTTCGATGCTAGTGAAGATTGCATAGGACTTGCCCACGTCATCTTCTGTGATGGTCTTTGTCGTCCACCCGACGATGTCAGCCGACCCACGCGCAAGGCCGAACTGAACAGGTCGACCAGTCCGGGGATCTGGAAGCTGGCCGACTTGGTTCCTAAATAAGCGCACATCTTGCCGTGTGCCAAGTGCGAGACGAATCCGCTGCTGGATGTTGGTCTCGATGTTTGCCATGCCATCAGAGTAACCGAGATGGCAGTGGTGGGTATTTTTTGAAGCCCAGATGCGATTTGCTCATGCTTAGGCCAGCGGCATAAGCAAGGCTGAGCGGATCCTCACTGCTTGGGAAGTGGTACATTCCTACGCCTACTAAAAGCATGTGGTTGACAGAAGCGTTGATTGAAATAGCTGCGTTATATGCATCTCTTTTTGTCTTGAAGTAAGCGCAATTAAGGCTTGAATGGTGCCATTGTCCCCGTTCAACTTTTGCTCTTATATCTCTCATGTCAGCTCCATTGCTTTCGCAGAGATTTTTTATAACCTCCCATCCTCCTATGTCAGGCTCCATTCGCAAAAAGGTTTCGTGGAAGTCCATTTCAAGCTCCCATCCGTAATACACAAGGTTGCCCTTTTTTGTCCATTTTTTTATATCAAAAATGCATCCGCTATAGCCTTGCTGCTGAACAATGAGCTTGCACGTTTCTGTTTTACTCATCAATACTTCCTCCCATAAAAGATTTTGTAGGCCCAGCCGGGCTTGTACCCCTTTTTCTTGGCGAGGGCCAAAAGCTCAGGCAAAGTTCGTGCCTTGCCTTGTTCTTTTTTTAGTTCATTTTTCTTTTCTGCAAGTGCCTTTTTGACCCTGTAAATATCTGAGGTTTTGGCATAGCAAAGCTTGCTAGCCGCCTCATTCCAAAATTCAACATACTCAGCGTTTTCGCTCACCCTCGTAACTCTCCTGCGCAGACTTGATGCTCCATTGACGAAGACAAACCAATCTCCTTCCGCCCAAGGATTAGTCATTTCAACAAGCTTCCCATTGACTATTTCGTATTGAATTTTTTTGATTGGAATCTCGTATCCACAGCATGGGCAAGTTGGCTGCGGCCTAAAAGCAGCGAAGCACATTGGGCACTGGCGCACCGAGGGTGCAGGCTCGCCCTTCCGCTGAGGTTTTGGCTTGCTATCTAATGACCAAGCGCGAACGTCATCAATAAAGCCATGTTTGAGAGTGCTGCCAACGTGATCCAGAACAATTGCGATCTTGCCGGGCTGCGGCCTGAGCACTCTGCCGACCTGCTGGAGGTAGAGCGCTTCTGATTGTGTTGGCCTAAGGAGGATTGCTGCTGAAACGGCTGGAACATCTGTGCCCTCAGAGACAACATCTACAGAGCAGAGAATCTGAGTGCGACCATCGGCTAAGCCTGCGATTGCCTCGTCTCTGTCTTCCATCGGCATGTTGCCGGTGACGAGCTTTGCGCGATAGCCAGCTGCATTGAAAGACTGACAGACAGAGGTTGCGTGTTTTATTGAGCAGCAAAAAGCAATAGCAGGGAGACCGTCAGCCAAACGGCGATAGTGGGCAATGCAGTCTCCCGTAATCGTTGGGCGATCCATCGCTTGGTCAAGATCGTCTTTGGCATAGTCACCTGCTCTTGTTTTGACGGTGGATAGGTCTGCCACTATTGGCGGCGCGAAAACCTTGTGAGGACATAAGAAGCCAAGTCCGACGAGCTGCTCGACGGATGGCCCTAATACCAGGGCGTTGAAGACTGAACCAAGCCCTCTGCCGTCTAGGCGGCTTGGGGTGGCTGTGACCCCGATAATCTTTGCGTGTGCGAAGTGGTCTGAAATTTTGAGCCAAGAGCCAGCGACCGCATGATGCGCTTCGTCAATGATGATCAGGTTTGGCTCTGAAACCAAGTGAAAGCGCCTGACGAGCGTTTGAACTGAGGCGACTTGGACTACATGATTGCTGGGCTCAAAGCCAGCGGAAATAATCCCGTGCTCAACACCAGCGTCAGCAAGCTTGGCCGATGCTTGTTTTACGAGTTCACGTCGATGGACGAGGATAAAGACGGACTTGCCTTTGGCCGCTGCGCTGCGTGTTATTTCGGAGAAGATGACTGTTTTGCCTGCGCCAGTCGGACATTGCAGGAGTACTGAGCGGTGACCTTGGGCAAAAGTATGCCTGAGGCTGTTAATAGCTAATGACTGATAAGGGCGTAATTGCATCAGGGGGTTGCACTATCCGCCACAAGGCTATACTATGCGGCAGTAAGCAGCAAGTAACCTTACCTCGTGATCGTCCCAGACATGCCCAACGCTGAGTACCACTCAGACAAAGGCATCAGTAACAGCAATCTCAACGCAGCCAGCAAGAGCGGTCGCCATTTTTGGGATCAAAAATTTGGCCCACCTCGTGCGTCAACTCATGCTTTCGACTTTGGCACCGCAGCTCATGCACTAATTCTTCCTGGTGAGGACATCAATGATGTTGCTGTACGCATGCCTGAAGGCATGAAGAAAACTACGAAAGAGGGCAAGGCTTTTGTAGCTGAGCACGCAGGCAAGATTCTTCTGAATGAATCTGATGCGTATGCCCTTGACCAGATGGTCGAGTCGGTTAACTCACACGGCTTCGCTCGTGGTTTGTTGACAGGAGAGCTGAAAGGCAAGTCTGAGCAAAGCTATTTTGCGACCGACTCTGACACTGGATTGCGAATCAAGGCCAGGCCTGACTTTATTACTACTTCGGAGGGCTCGAATCTAATTATTGACCTGAAGACGACTACGGACGCCTCCCCCAAAGGCTTTCAGAAGAGCATGGCCTCGTTTTCGTATTACAAGCAAGCTGCCTGGTATCTCGATGTAGTCGAACTGGCTTCTGGCAATCGTCCCGATGCCTTCCTATTTGTTTGCATTGAAAAGCAGCGTCCCTTTAACTGCGCTGTTTACATGGCTGATGAAGAGATGCTTGAGCTTGGCAGGAAGCATGCATACGAGGATCTATTCAAGATCCACGAATGGATACGTTCTGGCATTTATCCGGGCTACAGCACTCAGGTGGAGATGATTTCTTTGCCGAAGTGGATGCTGCCTAAAGAAGACGGCACCCCTGACGCTGATCACCAACCTATTGAACTTTACTGATTTTTTAAAACAATGAAACTTAATCTTGAATGCAGCGCTGCTGACCTTTACCTAATTGCAAAAGCTTTCCAGCAGGCTGAAATGCAGGCTGATCGCAATATGAATGCAAGCAGCCAACCAAGAAGGCGTTATAGCTCGACAGTTAGTGCTGGCATGACCCGCAAGCGTCAAGACACTTACGAGTACCAGAAAGAGCTCTATGGAGCCTTGCATGACATGTTTTTAGATGCAATTCCACAGCAAGATTTCAAGCTTTCTGTTGAACCTGAACCTAGTGAGTCTTGAATGCCTTGGCCAAGTGATCCTCGCAACCGCCCAGAAGAGGTGATTGCAGCAGCTAAAGAACACGCGAAGAACTCTTTGCGAAAACGCAAGCCAAAGCTCACTGCTCTTGAGCTTGCTTTCTACAAGATCTTCAAGAAAAAGCGGGGATAACAGGAGCGCGAGCCGTTTAACCGTGCCAGAGCCTGCAAACCCCGCATTAAAAGAACCAACCTATTGAGCTTTATTAATTATGGAAGGGGAAAAAGTCACACTTTCTGACATCAAAAAATTGATTCAAAATTTTCCAGCCCCTGTTTCGCCTAAGGGCTACAGAAATTTTAAGGACTTTTATCTTGATGCCGTGCGCGTTCGAATCGTTAACAGTGAGGGCTCTAGTAAGCAAGAAGCGACAACCAACAAGATCCTTATTGAAATGCTAGAAAAAAAGGCTCCAGCTTATTATCTCACTGATGAAATTATCAATGCAGCTTGCAATACTAATGTTCCTGAAATAAGCGGAAAAGAAATACCTTTCAATAACCTAAACCTTTTTACCCCTGACGGACTTTGCATGGCGGTAAACATCGTGTCAACCTGCGAGTGTTACAACAATGAGCACTTGCCGGCACAATTGCAAGAAGCGGCCGACAAGAGCGGCGTTCAAATAGATACTGCCGGTGTCGAAGTCATGATCACCGCTGTAATTTTCGCCGATTATCACAAATATCAGGGCTATGCCACCACAGAACTAAACCTTTTTCCTTCATCCCGCAAGGATAAGGACCTTATCTTTTGCAGCAAGAATAGGATTGGCTATGCGCGTGACTATGACAACTGCAAGATCCATCGCGATATGACTGTTGGACAACTCACTCGCTTAATTGCTAATACAATTATGCTTATCAATTACCAACCTTCGCTAGTAACTGCCCAACGCTCTAACTCGCCTGGTCTTGGCTTTAACAAGAAATCCAGCGATGAACCAATGCCAGTGCGTTGGCTTGGCAAGAACTTTTCTAACAACAAAACAAGGTCTTCTACACCTTCCGGCGGAACGCATGCTTCTCCACGCGCTCACTGGCGTAGAGGGCATTGGCATGGTTACAGGTATGGCGAAGGTCGCAAGACCCTAAAACGCAAGTGGGTGCAACCTGTTTACGTCAATCCACAGTAATGGCCAACCCGCATCAAACTGGGCATCCTCCCGCTAGAGGTGTAAGCCCCAGGACCAACTACACCATTTACCCTTCTAAATATGGGACGTTTAACTGGATCCAAAAACAAGACTCGCATTGAGGTCACTCTTAGTTCTTGGTACGGCGACAAAATCAGAGAGCTTCGCGCTAACGCTGGTTTTGAAACTGACCAAGGCTTTGCTACATGGCTTCTGAAGAGTGCTGTGCAGATTGCCGCTAATGAGCGTGAGCCTGAGAATCAGAATCTCAGCGACCTTCGCCTCAGAATGGAGCAAGCCCTTGGGTCAATCCAAGAGCCAGCACCTGAATGCACTATTGGAGGCAATGCCTGATGTCCGACTCGTCTGCTCTAACAACTACATCAAACAACTCGGTGTATTCGAGCATTCAGTCGTTTGAGTCGGCGCAGCGGATCGCTGCGTCGCTCGCAGAGAGTGCTCTAGTGCCACCCAGCTTCCAAGGCCAGAAGGGCTTGCCCAACTGCATTTTGGCAATCGAAATTGCAAACCGAATGGGAATGTCACCCTTTCAGGTAATGCAAAACCTCAACATCATCCAGGGCAAACCAAGCTGGAGCAGTCAATTCATTATCGGCTTGATTCAAGGATCAAATCGTTTTGATGGCTTCACCTACAACGAGACTGCTGATTCGTGTCAGTGCTTAGCTGTGGTTAAAACCACTGGTGAGCAAGTCTCTGGCGCCCGCATAACCATGGACATGGCCAGGAGAGAGGGTTGGACAAAGAACAGCAAGTGGCAGAGCATGCCAGAAGTAATGCTGCGTTATCGAGCTGCCAGCTCGTTTGGCAAATTTCACATCCCTGACCTGATCTTGGGCATTCAGAGTGTTGAGGAGAATGAGGTGATTGAAGCTGATGTTGAGGTTGTCCAAGAGACAGCAGAATCTAAGCTTGAGCAAATCAACAGCACATTTATGTCTAAAACCGAGGTAGAGCAAGTCCCTGAGGTCACAACCGATGTCAAAGACGACTTTTTTGACTGACAAAGATCTAGCGGAGCGATGGCATTGTCATCGCCAAACGCTGATCAGATGGCGTGCTGAGGGCACAGGCCCTAAGTATGCCAAAGTCAACAACAAAGTTCTTTATAAGCTTTCAGACATTGAAGCCTATGAAGAGCAAAACACAATCTCACACGAGTAATTCCATGGAATTTAAGTTTAAGTCCAACGTCTTTAAGAACACCGCTGAGGACCACAAAAGGCTTTACGGAGAAAAATACGATGCCAGCAAGCCTTACCCTCAGCTTTCAGGAACTCTTTCTATCCCTAGGTCTCAACTGCCGATGTTGGTTGAGTATTTGCATTTTGCACTCAGAACTGACGCCGTACAGATGGACGATTACGTCAAGGAAATTGTTGTTCCTCTGAAAATCTCTGGCTATCAGAACAAGTCAGAAAAAACCGGCACGTCTTACCTCGCTCTTACCTATGAGCCTGATTACAAGGTGCTGAAGGCTGCCAAGGAAGCTAAAGAAGCGAACCAGCAGCCTGCTGGTGATTCAGTCGACCAAGGTGCAGCTAATCTTGCAGAGAGCACCGCAGGGCAGGTCGTCTCAGAGCCTGATCCATTTTTCTGACCCCCTCTTATGTCAACACCTGATTCACCGCGAGAGCTTATCGCCAGATGTTTAGCAGCTGACGAGCCTGACTCTCATGAAGTGCCTGACTGGTTCTACAAGGCTTACGCGGACATTTCTCGCATGCCAGACGATCAGGTGTTGCAGGTATCAGCAGAGTCTATGAAGACTCTGATGAACCTTGTTCTTGATCTATTAGAACTGGCCCGTGGCCAGAACACGCTGCTTCATGCAATTATCAAAGACGACTGAACGCCTTGGCCTCACCCTGCTCAGGTGGGGCACCAGGCGTCCAATAATGTTGATTCAGCCCCCTAGTTGGACAATTCAATACCTGAAGCCGATTCCTCCAGCAGATCCCAGCGACTTGTTGCGGCCTGTGGGTCGTCTAGGCGCATGGATGATTAAAAGAGCCAACCCCTTGGCTCACATTCAGCCCAGCGTCTGTGCAATCAAAGTCACCTTGCCTTAAAATCACCTCTTAAAATTATTACCTAATGGGCCAAGCCAAGTACACTCAAGAATTTTTCGACAATGCTTTTTTCCAAAGCAGGCATTTGAATACCAGGCTGTTTCCTGAAGACGTTTGCGAGCTGTCGCCTGGAGAGGCTAAATCGTTGAAGGTTGAGCTAGACCGAGCACTCAAGACTTTAAATGAAAAAATTGAAGAGCAAAAGGACTCGGATGATTACAACTGGCTACACAGACTAAGCGTTAAAAAAGAAGTCGTCAAAGCATTTCTTGAAAAGATTGAAGCCTATCGGGCGCCCTCGCCTGCTCCATTTGAAGCAAAATATCACCTTTCTTTTTTTAGGGAGCTAGTAGCAAAGCGCCTCGGGCCGCTAGAGGCTGACCGTTTGTATGAAAAGGCAAGAGTTTTGGCTAACAATGAAATAAAGAAAGAATTTAATATTTAATGCCCAACATTCTGCTGTGACCTTAGAAGACGCGCTTGATGAGCTTTACAAAGGCCGGACCAATGTGGCAAAACAAGCCGCAAAGCTTGGCTTGCCCACGACGGAGCTTCAGCAAATTTTTCGCAACTATGCGGTAGCTCAGAAGGTTGACCCTGAGGTGTGGCAAGGCGACACTCAGGTTTCATGGCCTTATATCACTTGAATCAAAATGGACTATCAGCCGCCTACTCTTTGCGTACGAAGCGTTATCCCTTCCCAGGATGAGGGCAAGTTTCTGCTTGATATGCCGTCTCTTTGGTTCGACGACGGACCAGTGGAGGTGTCAAAAGAGGTTGTCGACTACATAATGATTGACCCTTATAGGGTGCCAATGTGCCCTCCGGGTTATCCAGTCGTCCCTCAGGAGACATGACATACAGCTCTACTGTCGCAGCAATGAGCACAGGCGCACACCCTTGCCCCCATGGCACCGCTTGTCGCTTTAAGCCATGGTTTTTTGATGGCAAAGTCGTGCATTGGGGGCCGTCTCAAGAGACAGAGTCGGCAGCACTTGAAATCGCTGAGAAAATAAAAGAGAAGTGCGGGTGAATTGTGCCATCTTTGCGATACCACGCCGGTCGTATGGTTTTAAGCCAAGACGATGGCGTGTGGCACGTCAAGATCAAGACAAAGACTCAAAAAGTGGTTTATGCACTATCAGCTGCAGAACTTCCTGACGCGGTATTAGAAGCTGAGCAACTATATGCTGATGCAAAATGCCTGAGCAGCAGTCAACCTAGGTGCATGGATTGCATTCATTGGGAAATCGTTAAAGCCAACTGCAGTGTTGGATGTCCAGAGGGTCGAATGACAGGCGGCACCTTCGCAAAAGACTGTGCCTACTTTTGGCCAAATGACAAGTCTTGAGCTTGTCGTTCAAAATGGTATTCCGGTTTGGAGACTCGAATACAATGGCATGACGCAGTATTTCCCTGAGTCAGAAGGAGAACGTGCAAAAACACTTCTAATAGAACTTGAGAAACTTTATTCAAGTGATGCTTGAATTGCATCCATCTCCGCTATCCGCCCAACCGCTTGCTTCAATAGTTTTTGCTGGTGCCAAGCCTGCCTAGTCATGGCTGCAGCGAGGCTTTGCAATGTTTTGACTTCTGTGACCTGCTCAACAGCTCGAACAGCTTTTTCAAGCGCAAGCTCCTCTTCAAGGGATTGATTTACCACCATCCACTCGTTCCATGCCATGGCTCTTCTCGATGGAGTTCAGTATTTTGCGCTCTTGGGAGTAAGGGCGCACATACCTTACTTGCATGTAATCATGCACGCCTTGCAATAGCCAGTCAGGTGGCCAGCAGTTCTTCCAATTAATAGGCTGGGCGCAACCAACAACCACCGTGCTGTAGAAGGCAACAAGATATGACCACAGCCAGTAAAAGTTCAATCTGCAACCCCACCTTCAATCTTCGTAAGCGGCGGCGGAGCTTCGTCTAATACTGCGTTGCCCTCCATCTCATCCATCCATTCGCGCAACGCTGCGCCTGTGGGAGTGTATTTAGGCCACTTAACAGCTTTAAGAACATCTGCTTTTGTGAGGCAGATATAGCTTTTATGCGGCTCCCAGACCAAATAACTTGGCGGGCCTTCGCGGGGTTTGCGGTAGGTCACGCTTAGGGCGCTTGCCCGTTTGAACTCTTTTGCGTCGGCCATGAAATTAGTTTCTGTCTACTGTGTGTACTCCCTCTCTATGAGCGGGTCAGTCAGGCTTGCAGGGGCGTCCGGCCTGCTAATCAGCTCATGGCGCGAGAACCATGTGCAACGCCCCAATCATTCGTCATCGACAAGGATCACCCAGCCAGAGCCAGGCCCTTCGACTTGCCAGCGCATGTCAAATGACCCCCGTGGCACTCTGACGTTCTTGCCGCCATAACGGTTTTGATGGCCTCCACGCTCGATGTCTGGAGCGCCCATTGGGTCCATCATCACCCACTGTGCATCGCCTGTTGATTCCGTTCCCTCAAAACCTGTAATCACGCTCCAATGCCCGCAGTTTGAAGAGCCGCACATTGGTGGCTCGCCGCGCAGCATGTTGCCTTTATGGAGCCATCCCACAAGAACAGGGCGACCACTGGCAATCTCTGCTTCAACTAACGCTCCATCGGCATCATTCCTGAACTCGGCGTTCAGACCAAGCTCTCTCAGCGTCCTCACCTGGGCTCTGATATCTGTCGTGTCGCCAAACTTCTTTCGCAGATCCCCATACTCTTCTGCGGTCTTGACCTTGCCGTACAACAACGCGACCATCGCGGCGGATGCGTCCAAACATCTTCGATAACCTTGTTGATGAAAATTTAGTTGATGCACATAGGGGACAAAGGCTCGTTGTGCAATCCCACTAGCCTTCCACGCCTCAAACCAAGCTGCATCTTCAGCTAGCAACTCCTCAGGCAGCGAGTCCTCTAGCTCTTTTATCGCTGCTGCTTGATGGGGAGTCCCACGAAAGAACTCAAAAAAAGGCAGAAGTGCAAGCGCCATCAGGTTCTTAAGGCGAGGCGTCATTGAGCCAATCCTGCCGTGGCGCAACTGTTGCTGCCATCCATGTATCCAGTTAAATACATGAACCCCAGGGCTGACATGGCAATCCCCGGAACCAAAAGCGTCACGGCAAGCGCAAATGCAAAAAGAACACGCTTGCGAATCACTTAGGAGCAACCGGCGGGAACAAGTTCTTCTCTAAAAATGCTGCGATGCTGTCGTCAACAGTATTATCGCTGCGTTTCGCATAAGCTTTGACCAGATCTACAACCAAACGTTTCAGGCTTTCAGACCGTAAAAAGCGAAACAAAATCGGCTTCAGAATCAGGAACATTGCAAGCGTTCAACTGTTGAAAGTCTAGTTTCTGTTTGCGTGTCCCTCAAGTCTCGCCACTGCTTGCTCCAAATCACTCAACCTGGCAAACACTTCCTGGTCTCTGCTCTTGATATCAGTGTGGAGCACGTCAAGCTGTCTGCTCAAACCATCGACAGCAGCGGTCAACCGCACCAATGAATCCCTGCCTTGCTGATTTTGTTGCCTTAATCCTGTGACGCCAAGTCCCGCAACGGTGATTGACGCTCCAGCTGCGGCAGCCCAGACTTCAACCATGCTCCGACCTCAGCACTGAGTCCATCATGGCAGAACCGCAAGACAATCAAGAAGGCCAAGAAAAGGAGGGGGTTGCCATCGCTGACATTGTCAAATGCGCTGTGCTGTTTTGGTCTGCAACACTTTTGACTGTGTCTTATCTAGGTATTTTCCCTGAGATGAAGATGGACAATACTTTTGTGGCGAGCTTGCTGACTGGGTCAATGGCGTCTTTTGGGATTGAACGGAAAGCAAATGGTCAGCAGAAAAAACAGCCGCCTAAGATTGAGTCAAAGGAGCCATCAAAATGAAACGCTTTTTGCCTCTGATCACGTTGCTGGCTTTTAGCCCAGCAGCAAAATCGGATTTGATTCATAAGCTCAGTTCGAGCGTGCAGCTGCAGGTGGGGGGCGCAGTAACAACTGCAGATCGTATTGGCAGCTCGTTTTCCATTAGTGGCTCAGGCGTTGACACTACCGATGGGACCACGGCCAACACCATCTCAGCTGGAACCATTAGTTCTGGCGTTTACACCCCAGGCACCATCGCTGTAACTCAAGACACACCCGGTAACGCTTTCAGCTTCAGCCAGTCATTTACGCAAGCTGATGCCGTTCCAACATCTGCAATCACGACTGGGACTGTCCCAAACTTCTCAAGCCTGCAGTCAACCGCCTCTGGAACCGCAGGCAGTCTTGCGGGCACAGTGGCACCAACTGGTGCTCTAACCGTGACTGCCGGTGGGGCAAACACCCTCGGGATCGGACAATTTGTGACTGAACTCACAATTAAGTAATGCGTGCTCTGCTTCTGCTGTTTTGCGGGCTGTTAGGCGAAGCTTTTGCTCTTGCTAAACCAGTTCATGCCGCTCCAGTAGTGCCGAACTTCACGACTGGCTCAATGACCAGTCACACTGAAACCACAAGTAAGGTCACTGAAACAATTGTCAGCGAGTCTTATGGAACTGGTTGGGAATATTCTGTCAGTGGCACTAACATCGAGCCTAAAAATGGAGCCAGCCTCACGCCGGGCACTACAAACATAAAAGGATGGTCGTCTCTAGACGTAAGCAACAAGCCAGACTGGCAGTTGACTCAACCTGGAGCTGCCTTCCAGTTTGTAGAAACTTTCAGCGGCCCAGGACTCAGCAACGTAACCACAATCGATCGCGTCACCGAGATTCAACAAATTACAGACACTATTTCTACCTTCTCGCAATAGTTTTAGCTTCACCAGCCAACGCAGAAACTATTGGTGGCGTGTCTGCTACTGCCTCTCCATCAGCAACCAGCTCTGGCAGCGTCACAAATCAAGCTGTGATGATTGCGCCCAGTGCAGCGTTTCAAAACACTTACGGCAACGGCATTCAATGCCAAGGCCCAACACTAACGGTGACTCCCTATGTCAACAGAACAAAAAGCTGGCAAGATCCGTTCGTGGGTCACTTTTTTGATCCCGTATACGATATTTCTGATCTTGATGACGATGGGTTACTCGATAATCCTGGATCCATCCTTTACTTTATGCGGAAAAGGACGGGTCAAAAAGATACTCACAACTGGTCAGGTGGTTTGTCGCTCCAGGCCACCATACCCTTAGATGGTGGACTTCAAGAACGATGCAAGGCAATGGTTGATGCCAACATTCGCATGCACCAGCAAATCGTCGAGACAAAAAGACTTGAGTACGAAATTGCAAGGCTGAAAAACTGCGGAGACCTAAAACTTAAAGGCATCGAGTTTCACCCTAAATCGCCTTACTTTGCTATCTGTGCTGACGTTGTAATCAAGCCAAAGCCAGGGCAAGTGCTACCCCACAGGCACGCTATTTCCGTGCCAACCGCTGAGCCCGCCTCCTCTCAAACACGCTTACAGGTTTCGCCTTACGCCCCAGCAAAGCCTTGATCTTCTTGCCTATCTTTTTCACGACAGGCTTGACCAGCTTCAATAAAAACGGTGTTCCTAACGCTGCAGTGACACCAACAGCAGCAGTAAGCCCGACAGTTGTTACCTGCGGTAGTGACGGAATTGCTGCTATAACTTGCGCAGGCAACGTGATCTCTTCATACAGGACGACGCATTTACCGTCTTGTAACACGTAGTCAGCAATTCTTTTTTTACCGCCTTGAACAAGCGTTCCAACCTCCTTCGCACGAAGGGGAGGGC